CCACCGATTGCCGCCAAAGAAACTATCACCGTCACCGTGCTAGAGAAAATCTTTCACAGTGGCGAACTGTACGCGGTTGGCAGCGAAATCACTGACACGCCAGCGATGCTAAAATCTGCCCTTGAAGCTGAAAAGGTGGAGATCAAGAAATAATGCCCTACTGCGTGATCGCCGACTTCATAGCCACCTTTGGCGAACAAGAAACTGTAGCGGTGACGAACCTCTACACCCCTGGGGCGATCGCAATCGACGAAACCAATCTTGAGCAAGCCCTCACTGATGCCAGCGCCCTAATCGACGGCTACATCCAGGGCCGCGTGACTCTCCCGCTCGCTGCCCAGCAAGTCCCTGCCACCCTTAAAGCCTGTTGTGCCGACATTGCCCGGTATCGGCTCGACAGGAATCGGTGCAGAGAAGAGGTGAGGATTCGGTATGAGGATTGGATCTCGTGGCTCAAGGACGTATCTAAGGGTGTGGTGAATTTGGGGCTTGATTCTCAGTTGCCCCCAGAATCGCCAACGTCTGTGCCGGATCGGGTTTATGTGCGGAGTGGCGATCGCGTGTTTACCGATGATGTTTTGAGTAGATACTGATGCTCCAAGAACTCGAAACTGCCCTAGCCGCTCGTCTTGCGCCCATACAAGACGAGGGCTTTCGCGTTCTGGGGGCACCGACCGACCATCAAGCGGTCGGGCGGGTGTTTGGCAAGGGTGAGATTCGGGTTGCCTATCAGAGCCGAACGTATCCACCATTTGGCGGCAATCGTGTTGAGCGCAGTCGCAAGCCCACGCCCTGCACCATCGTGTTTGAGGTCGTGGTGGAGCTGCAAGATGCTCAGATGGGGACTCATGCGATCGCAGCCGAAGCGATGGAGCGAGTCGTTAATTTGTTGGCGGGATTTGTTCCAGATGGTGAGTGTGGGAGTGGTCTTACACCCGTGAAAGATGGGTTTGTCGGGCGCGACAAAGAGTCAGCCGTATGGCTATACGCAGCCACATTTTCGCTCAGTAGAAATATCGTTTTAGGAGTTGCTGCATAATGCTGACGGGTTTTGGACGATTCGCCTTAGAGACACTAGACCTCACCCCTACGCTAATCGCCCAAGAATTAGCGATGTGCCCAGATCTGCTGGATTTCACCCTTGAAACTACAACCGCAGACTCACGCAAAGCTAGGGGCTGGCGGGGCTGCAAGCGGGTAGTGATCGCTTCTGCACCTGGCGAAGAAGAAACGACGCTGACAATCCAGCTTGACGATATTAACTGGGCCGCTTATCAGCTATCCGAAGGTGAGCTAGCAGAAAACGTAAGCGTGACCCTCCCGATCTGGAAAGAGGCTATTGTAGGTGCTGGCGGGACGGTTGCCGATGCAGACTTAATAACGGGGAATATTGGCTCTGTCAAAGCTTATTTGCTATCTCCAGTCGGGACAAATATTGCAGGCTACCTAACTAAGGTTGCGACTGCGCCAACCGTTCGACAATTTAGCGCTGCCGCTGGAACCTTGACGTTTAACGCGGGACTGATTGGCGGGGCCGTTCGGTACTTAGTCCGCAAAGACCTGACCAGCGTTCCTAGTATTGGTAAAGCGCCAAACCCTATTTTGCTCAACAAGCTCAGTTTTATTGGTCACGCCTGCTCGGATCAGCATCCAGGTGGCATATTGATTAGTTGTCCATTGGTGGTTCGCTCTGGACGCGGATCTGTCAATTCTGCCGACGATGTGCCCGTCCTTGAAGTACCGTTTGAGGTGCTAACCGCTCCAGGGGAACGCAGTCCGGTTCACAGATATTTATTGCCAGCGGCGTAGGCCATGAGCGATCCTTGGGAGCCATTCGAGTACGTTGATTGCCTGAGAAATACTCAGGCGACTTTTGGATGCAGCACGGTTGGCATTTTTCGATTCCAGAAACTGATCCAGCAGATTCAGCACACGCTTCTCAACAGTCCAGAGGACGATCTGACTTGGCAGTTTTACTACCTCAGCGATCGCCATTTCCAATCCGCCATAACCGAGTGTCTAACCCTCAACAACATAGACCCTGACACAGTGACCCTGGCGATGGTCAACGCGCTGCTGTTCGACCCTGGCCACCTCATCGCCATCAACACGCCCCCCGAATCAGCATCCGCTCGATCTGCCGAACCCGCAACGCTGGGCGAAGTGATTGGGGCGATCGCCACTGGCACAGCCTCAATAGAAGAGGCGATTAGACTTGCCGAAACCGTACCCGCCCAACAGCTCCAAGTAATCCTAGGCGGCAAAAACAAAGCCATCCGGCTGCAAACCGAAGAAGGAAAGAAAGCCGAAGAGACAAAGAAGTTGAAGGCCAAGGCAAAGCAGCAGCTTGAAGCGATGAGGGCGGCAGCGCAATGAATAACATCCTTTTTGGACTAGAGATAAACGCCAGCGGCGGAGCGCAGACAGTCGGGCAATTCAAGGCCATGCAAACGGCGATCGCCAACCTCAAAAAAGAGGCGGCAACCTTCAACGCCGTCGGCAAAGCATTAGGAATCACCGATGATGAAGCGAAAAAACTCGCCCAAAGCCTAGGCAAAACTGCCGATGAAACTCTAGATCTAATTGGGGCGATGAAAGACCTGAAATCGTTGCAAGTGGATGCGGCCACTCGATTTCAGGTACTGAGCAGAGGCGCGAACCTCACCGCAGATCAGTTCGCGAATTTAGAAAAAAAACTTGGAACAACCAATGATGAGTTGAACGATTTTCAAAAATTGGGCGGTGCGATCGCCAGTGCGGGAATCGCCGCCAAAGTTGCCGAAATCGGAAAAGGCGTTGGACAGACCGGGCTAAAATTTGAGGCGTTGCAATCCACCCTTGAAACCACGCTGGGCAGTAAGGCCGCTGGCGATCAGGTTTTTGGACGGCTCCAAACCTTTGCCGCAGATACCCCCAATCAACTGGATGAGGTGGTGCAGGCGTTTATCAGCCTGAAACAGCGGGGGATTGAGCCAACAAACGAAACTCTTCAAAAATTTGGAGACATCGCAGCCTCTCAGGGCAAGCCGTTGCAGCAGTTTATTGAGGCCGTACTTGACGCCACAACGGGAGAGAATGAACGCCTCAAAGAGTTTGGGATTGCCGCAAAAACATCCGGCGACAAGGTGACGTTTACCTTCCAGGGCGTTAACAAAACCGTAGAAAAAACCCCCCAAGCTATTCAGGGCGCATTACTCGCTTTCGGCGCACTAGACGGCGTAGCGGGCGGCATGGAGAAAAAAGCAGCCACGCTAGGGGGGCAATTTAGCAATCTCCAAGACAACACCGAAGCACTTCAAAACGAGATGTTTAGCTTAGTTCAAGGGCCAATGATTGCCCTCGTGACCCAAGCCAACACCCTCATTAACTATTTCCGCGACCTGCCCGCCCCCATTCGCCTTACAGTGCTGGGCATTGCCGGATTCAGCGGCGTATTGGTCGCCGCCGTCGCCGCCGTCACCGCCTTCGAGCTGGCACAGGGGAGGGCGATCGTCACCACCACCGTACAGTCTGCTGCCCTGGTCAAGGATGCGATCGCCACCAACGCCGTCGCCGCCGCCAAGCTCATTGCCGCCGCCGCCACCGGAAAATTGACCGAGGCCCAACTTGGCAGCATTTCAGCAATGACCGCGACGGCTGCGACGGCGGGGTTGGTAGTGGGGGCATTGGCTGCGATCGCACTGGCCGTGGATACGTTCAACAAAGTCACGGAGGCCGCCCGCGAAACGGAAAAGGCCACCGCTAGCATTGAGAAATCTCTCGCTTCGCTCACTGAAGTCGAGAAAAAACATGCGGATGCGGCGGGGCAGGCCGCTGCAAATTCGAGCCTAGAAGCCGCCGCGCTGGAACGTACTCAAAAACAGCTTGGCCCCATCCAAAACGCCTTGGATGTGTTGCGGAACCTACTTGCTACCCTCTCTCTCAAAAACTTGCTGACTGAATTTGCAAAGCTGGACATCGTGCCAGAACCGCTCAAAAACCTGATTAACGCCTTGGCTAACGTGCTGCCCAAAGTCTCGACGGCGGCGGAAGAATCGCTACGAGAGCAGGCCGTCGCGTTTGAGGAACAGGCCAATAAAGCCGATGAAATCACGGGCAAAGTTTTTACTCTGTTCAGTAAGGGCGCGGGCAAACTCACAGATAACGAGCTGAAGCTCTATAAGTCGGCGGTGGATGAAGCGACGGCATCAATCACCGCGCACATCCCCATTGACGCGCAGGACTCAGAACTTAAAACCCAAAAGCTTGCTCTACTCGCCAAATCCAAAACCCTAATCGACAAAGAAACCGAGGCGCGTGAGAAATCCAAGAAAGCCATTGAGGGAGCCGTCGCAGCCGAACAGAAAGCCATTGAAGAAAAAGCGCAGGCCCAGGCCGCTGCCCTCAAAACTCAGCAAGACTCAGTAAAGGAAAAAGCTCAGGAGAAATTCGACGCGGCTAGTCGCGATCGCACCGACAAAGCCGCCCAGGAACAGCGCGATCGCCAAGAAGCCTTTGAAAACTTGCAGCGCACCGTAGACCGTCGCTATCAAGATTTAAAACAAGAGCGCGAAGACGCCTTTAGCACGGCGCAGCAGGCCAAGGCAAAAACGTTTCAGGACGGGCAACAGCGCAGCTCCGAGGCATTTCAAGCCAAGCAACAGAGCGCCCAGAAGGCGTTTGAAGACAAACTCAAGAGCGCGAATCAAACCACCGCGACGGCTTTCACCGAAGCCCAACGCCGTGCCAGTGTAGCCGAGCAACTGGCAGCGGCTAAAACCACTGAAGAGCGCAGCAAAATCCTAAAAGAGTCCGCTGCGCAGGTTGCCCAACAACAGGCGATCTCCAAACTCCAGCTTGCTGATCGCCCTTTCAATCCAGACCAAATTCTCAACCTCGCCAAACAGGTATCGGGGGAAAATCAAGGCACTGCCGAAGGGGCCAAGAAAATCTCGGATGCGATCGCAGCCATTCAAGCCGAACAGCAGAAGCAGCAGGAAGCTGCCGACCAGCAAAAACGATTGGCGTTTGAAGCGCAGATCAGAACCGAGGCCAAAGCATTCGCTGACCAGCAAAAGACCGACCAAGCGGCTTTCGACAATCAGAAACAGGCAGAGGCAAAGACTTTTGCCGAGAGCGAACGGGCGATCGCCGACCAATGGGCCGCGCTACAGCGCGAAACTCAGAAGGCTTTTGCGGCGGACGAACGAGCCATTCAACGGGCGACTGAGGATGAAAATCGCTCAATTCAAAAAGTGTTTGCAGCAGAGCAGAGAGCTGCCGATCTTGCCAATGCCGAGCAGATTAAAAAGATCCTCGATAGCGCCAAAACCGCAACCCCTCAAGCGCGGCGTTCTGGGGGCAGTGTCGAAGCGGGTCAGCCCTATTTGGTGGGCGAAGCAGGGCCAGAGCTGATCTACCCCAATCGAGCGGGCTACGTGGCCACCGCCCGGGAAACGGCTGCGATGATGAGCGTCCCCAGCGTGGGCATATCGGCTCAACCCAATCTCAAAGTCAGCACTGACACAAAAGCTCTAGAGATCAAAATGGATAAACTAATAAAAATCAACGATGATCTTGCGCTGCGTCTTTTGCAGCAAGAGCGCAATACGTTCAATCAAACCAATTATTATGGTCAAAAAAGCAGTGTGCTAAGAGGGACGGGCCTTTCGTGAGTTGCTTCCCTGAGGCTGGTTATCAGAAATTAATTCTGGGGGCAGATTCTGTCACTCTGAATTGCGATTCGTTCGTCTTTGCTGCAGGAGATGGCGAAACCTGGCTCGATCTATTTGGGTGCGATCGCCAACCCGACCCCGAATACCTCGCCAAAACTTTTTTTGGATATGGTGGTGCGTCTCACTGGAAAAGCTATCCGTTCAACGCGCCCTTTCGCTACCGCTGGAAATTGCAGTTACTTAGCGAGGCAACCTATTTTGGATTGAGGGCTTTGGCACGGCGATCGCGCAACACTCGCACACCGATCCGCCTGCTGGATTATTTGATTCCCCTAGATGAAGATGCCCCCCGAATTCGGGGGGCAGTTGGGGTCGAACTACCCTCTCCTTTTCCAAGCGTGAAATGGTTCTATCCTCAGTTCAATGTCGAACTGACGGTCGGCGAGGGAGTGCCAAGGGAGTATGGCTACGACGTCGAGATGAGCGCGATCGAGTACGACCCCGATCGACCCGTGACAGGAGATGTTGCGGCATGACGGATTTCTCTGCCCGCAAGATTCGTGCGATCGCCTACAAGGGCGACTCCACTGACCCAATGGATATTAGCCGCGCCATTGTCGAAGGGTTTAACCTCAAAAGCTCATCTCTCGACACGGTGGGCTGGTGTGGCTACGACTCAGAACTATTGCTGTGGCAGCACCCCGAAATTGAGGAGCTAGACACGCGGATAAACCCACTTAGGTCAGCACGGGGCAACAAAATCACCATTGAGGTAATGAGCTTGACAGGCTGGGTGCTTGTAAAGACCCTGCGAATGCTCAATGGATTCTATAAGCAAAAAGACCAAACCTTGCGCCTACAGGTCGGGTGCAAATACACCCTCAAAAATTCCCGTAGGCCGCCAGGGGATAGCTCCCCCGCCACAATTTCAGGGGGAAACAACTTAAAAAGGTGGGTAGACGACAACTTGCAATCCTTTGGCTTACCAACCCTCGCCACGGGGCTAGGCGATCCAGATATCAGCACTATCCCCGTCAACGGTTCCATGCCCTACCAAGGGGGCGGCAATATCATGGATCACATTGGCACGGGCCTATGGGCCAGCTCTGGCTTAATCCTGTATCTGGATGCTCAAGAGCGTAGCCGTCTAGCCTCCCCCAGTCTTACCCCCACAGTTGCAGCCTACACAGGCGATGCCCGCGACTGCGAACCCTATGAGCGCTCCGATGGAGAAAAAGAGCGACCACCCGGCAGAGTTCGAGTGTTGGGAAACCCTCAATTTATCTATCCCTACGTCGATCCGCTCGACATCACAACAACCACAACAACTGGCCCCATCACCCGCACAGAGACAATCTCTGAATCACACACAGCCAACAGCCGTACAGTGATCACAACTGGGACAGAAACCATCACGGGCCTATCGGTAAATGCTGGGGCGAATACCATTGGTGGCCCCTACAAAAACACCCGCATAGAGTACTACGGGGGCGGATTGCCCCCGCAGCCCAACCCAGACCCAGACTTACCAGGAACCCCAGCCTCAGCCCCGTGGATTGTGCAAGAGGTTGAAACCCAGGAGCAAACCCCTGAAGCCCCCGCAAGTGGAAGTGGTGGCAGCTTTGGGCTTCGGGTGGCAAAAAAAAACACCACCGATTATTCCTACGGCCCTCAGATTGCCAATCCATATTCCACGCCCACCATCAGTATGGTGGTAGGCAAAATCGTCAAAACCACTGAGCGCGATAGCAACTTTGAGTCCAGCGCAAGCGGGGGAGGCTCCACAAGCGCTCTACTCAACACCGACATCGTAGAGACGGAAGAATGGGACAAAGTCTCAGAGGGCCGATACCGATACCGAAAAACTGTGGTAGATCCAATCGCTGAACAGAGCGATCGCCGCAGCTCTGCCGTCAGCTCCAGCGCTGGCAGTTCCGAACCCCCATCAACCAAATTCCGCCCTCCACTCTATGACGTGAAAACCATAGAGGTCATAGGGATAGCGCGATTCGACTACCCTGTGGGAGCGCCGCTCAACGACTACCCGCTTGATAAAAACCTAGGGCAGTATATTCAATCCAAGCCCTTGGCAGAGGCCCGCGCCAAGGAAGTCGGGGGGTGGCAGATCGGCAGACACGAGGGGCAAGATATTGGGTTTGTCCCCTCAGATGCTTATCTCGCCGACTGGAAACCATTCCAGGCTGCTTTTATCCACCGCAACGCGACCATTGATGACGTGTATCTTATAGATGGCGCGACGTTGATGCTAGAAAAAGACCAGACCTATATCGCTACCGAGGGGATTTGGCTGGGGGTGCGCGATCGCGCTACGGGTATAATCACCCCGCATTACGAGCTGGCCTACTTGCTGTGGAGCTATGACGCGGATGGCAGCTTAGTGATTGATTCGACTGGCAATAATGTGAGGTATGGATAATGGGAACGCCAAAACAAATTCATGAATGGCCGGTCGAATTTACCAGCTTAGAATCAAGCGACTATCTTCCAGCATCAAAAGCGGGAGTCTCAGGCAAAATAACCAGAGAAAATTTCGAGAAAAACAATCCCAAACCTTTTCTTCCTAGCGCTGCTGCCATACTGCGCACAAAAATCAACAAGACATTCTTCGTTAGTAACGGAATTTCTAAAGGCGAACTTAGGTTTAACGATGATGTTGTAAATGGAAACCCAACAGAAGCTTACATTCATAAGCTATCCGATGCACCCTACGATTTTTATATAAACGAATTTTTTAATAGATTGCCAAGAAATAGTTGTCTTTACTTTGTTAAAGATGCAGACAATATAATAGGGTTGGTAACAAGCAAAAAAGTTCCTATCGACCTTGAAGATTACTTTACAATCCCGATCGACTATGCATTTCAAATTGGAGATATTAATACGGGCGATGTACTAGGCATAACCTGTAGTTCAAATGGCACAGAACGAGAGCAAACGAATTCTGACTATGAGTACTATGTAAGAAGCGATGGTGACGATAATAATAACGGCTATAATGACAGCCCTGGCGGTGCTTTTAAAACATGGCAATATGCCATAGACTTTGCTTCTAGCTCGTTCAATACAGATTACGACGTCACTTTAATCGCTGGAGGTTCTGGAGTTCGGCAATTCGATCTGACACAATCTATCAATATAAAATGTCCTGCCGGGAATGGAAGGTTAGTACTTAGAGGCAACCCATCAAATCCATCGCAATGTATTTTTTCTGGTAGCGTAACGCATCTACTTAAAGCATCTCATGGCAAATGTTTAGTTGATGGCTTTAGGTTCACAAGCCCATTTATCAATCCAAACACTATATTTCTACAGTGCAATGAAGGGTTATTACAATTCCAAAATATTGATTTTGGGCCATTGACTCAAGGTTCAGTCCCCACCAGTCAAATGCATGTCTATGCAAATGGTGGAGATGTTCAAGTCATTGGAAACTACAGAATTTCAGGCGGGATGGGTCTCGCACATATATTCGCAAAAAACGGCAGCCTCATTTTAAGGCCAGATTTTGACGCTACTGTAACCATTACAAATAATCCAACGTTTGATTCAACAATCTATCTAACAGCAGGCGCTATCTACGATATCCCTAATCTGACGTGGTCGGGTACAACGGTCGGTAAAAAGTATACGGTTCAACTTAATAGTATTTTGCGATCACAGGGTGCATCGGGAAATATCCCAGGGTCAATAGCTGGTGTTGTTGAAACAGGCGGACAGCTAAATTAAACGAATCGGCCAGGGTTGACAGCTCTAAGATTAACCGCCATTGCGCTTTTATAAAGCGCCAAATTTGGCACCTCAGCACTAAAATCAGGCAATGTCACAGTACGTGTGTTAATGGTCAAATCTCCATTGCCTGCGATCACTGCCTGAAGCTCTTGCCAAGATTGGTCTAGTTGCTGAGTATAAAAATAAAGCGTGCGATCGCTATAAAAGTTCGGAAAGCCTCTCAGCGTATTGTAATTAGGATGAGTAGGGCCAAAATTTAACGGGGTAACAGTCAAGTTAGCCCCGTCAACTGCACAAAGCGCCACTTGAGGCGCTTGAACTGGACTTGAGTAGCGATCGCCTAAAAAATACCCAGGGCCATCGAGATAGCCTCGATTGTGCCAGACATCAGGAGATACTCCAGCCCCCTGCAATTTATCTTGGTCAATGATAGTGCTAGCAAATGCAAAATTTGAGCTGGATATCAAAACAGAGGGTGCCACTGGAAAGTTTGTCATCGTGGCACTACCAAATGTAAACGCAGGATTAATATTTGAAGGGGCACTAGGTTGAATTCCACCACTTCGATAAAACTCAATCGTTCTAAAAGATCCGGCGTATTGAATTGAACCAGATACACTATTAAGGCCAGAAACTCCTAGACTAAGTAGTTTGAGCTGCTGAACCCCAGTAAAATCGCTCGTAAACGAGTAATTAATAAAGCTCGGAGGTGCGCCAGCGGGCGGGGAATTAAGGGCCGTATCGCTGGTAATCGAAAAAGCAACATCAGGTCGAACCGCCGTAGAGTTGACCGCAGGTAGAGCGGCGATCGCATCCACAGGCAACGCTTGAGACTCAGCACCAAAAATATAGGGTTCTAGCCGATACGTCGGGGGCACAATCGGCGCGGCTGTTACGCGAGAGCGCGTTAACCGACGAGTATCTACAGTAAACACAGGGCCAACAGGCCCAAAAACACCATAGGCAAGATTGCGAGCAAAGACCAGCTCAGAGCGAGAGATCGTAGCCTGGAAGAATGTACGTTGTGATATCCAAACCAAGCGCCGAGTGTCAGCATAAAAATAAATTAGCGTAATGTCAGGCCGCGATTTAGAATCAAATCGAACCTGCGCACTGGCTGAACTTAACCCAGATGCACTGGCCCTATCGACCTCTTTCGGACGAGTGCGATCGCCTACGTAATACGCCACGATTTCACTGTTGTCAATCAAGAAATAAACCTGCCCAATGGTGTCAGAAGGCATTACACGCCTACCCGATGGTCGCGATCTCCGAGAACCGACATCAAACCCCCGCCCATCTGATCGCCCCTGCTGCCCTACCTCTGCCTGCACATTGGAGAGCGATCGCATTGGCACCGCAGCCCCACCAATAGCGCGTGTCAGCGGCTGTCCAGTATTATTGTCTTGTCCCGCAGCAAACATTGCCCCCTTCTTAGCAGCGGCAACCCTAACTTGTTCAACAGCCTTCTGTTGCCGCTGTTGACGAGATTGCTCAATAATTTCCTTAGGATCCATGACACCTCAAGAATTAATAGATGGTAGCCGTGAACTGAGGCTCAAGAAGGCCCGCCAGCAGGTTGAGGCTCAAGATGCTCAGCAGCAATTTTACGGCACCGTAAGTGGATTTGATGGTGCCGTGGGAATGTATTGGGTGCGTATTCGTGGTGGCAGCGCTATTCATGGGCGCTCATTGTCGAGTGCAGCCTATGAGGCAGGGGAGGTAGTCAGCGCCTTTTTGGATCAGTCAGGGTTGTTGTGGATCGACAAAATCTCACGCGGTTGATGCGCAGTCAGCCGCCTCTAAGAATTTGCCGTCTTCACCGCGTCCACCGCCGTGCGTCCGATCTCCCGCCAATTTGATGCCTCGCTATAGGGTGCCAGCACCTCAGCCCCTTCGACCCACACATTGCAAAACAGCACTTCTGCCACCTGGGTGCTAGCCTGCGGAACAATCGTGATGGGTCTGCTCAGCGCTTCTGGGGGCAGCGTGGCGATCGCACTCAACAGCCCTTTACTAAAGTGGCTATCGTGGCCTGACTCCAAAATGTAGGTTCGGTCGGCCTCAATGGTGGCATGCAGCTTCCAGCATTCTTGATTGCGGCGTTTTGCCTGGGTAAATTCCAGCTTGCGAAAATAGCCCGTGAGTGAGCCATGAGGCAGCACGATAGGACAGTTGTTCGCATCTAGGCTGTACCAAAGCCCGCCGTGTTTGCGATTGCAAAAAATCCACTGCTCAGATCTTGGGGCATTACCAAAACCTAAAACTGGCTTGGGGGACAAGACTTGAATCAAGCGCTCAAGGTTGGCATTCAAAGGACTGGGTAGGTCTCCTTTGCGGCGATCAAAAGCTTGATTTGACTCAAGCGTTTTTTTCAGCCCCTTGATGTGCTTGCACTCTGCAAACGATGGGCAATTGCAGGCAAACGTTCCATCCTTGATGATGATCCGATAGGTTTTCTCGTTTTCGAGGTTGTCGCAATGCCAGATGTCCTTCCCAAGACTGGTAAATTTTAGATTTTCGAGGGTTACTGTTGCCATGCGATCGCCCTCCTGAAGCGATGTTGCGTCCATTCTAAGTCCTTGTAGTATTTTGTAGTGTGCAAAGCAAGACTCAAAGGCCGCAAATCCGGCCTTTGAATGTATGTCATTTTTGGGCGAGGTGGATCAGGCGATCGCCCGCCACAACCACAGCGCCTGTGCCAGAGCAGTAGACTGAGACGGCTTCATGGGTGCGATCGTCCACGGTGTGGCAAACCTCCGCTTTGTCAGCGTTTTTGTTCTTACTCATGACGCGATCGCCTTGACCAGCGCCATGCGATCCAGAGCCACTGCCGCATCTTCCCAGCGCTCAAACATCTGGGGACGGGCTACTGTGGCGCGGTTGATGTTGATAATGCCGAAGCAGCCGGAGCGCCGAAACCATTCGATCCGACCCAGAAATTGCCCTGCGACTGAAATGTCCCAGACGGGCTGGGTTTGATGTTGCTGGATGAGGCGGTAACGGGCGTCATTGAGGGCTGCTACAGAATCGTAGGGGGGATGGATGGCGGCGTTGTAGTCGTCAAAGTTTTTTGGCTTGTGTGTCATGATGGGTTTGGTTTGCTCTGCTTATTAACGTGATTTGAATGAGGCGATCGCACCTTTGAGAGAGAGGCGATCGCTTTTTTGTGCGTCAGTGCCGAACAGACATGCCAGCACTGGTAGGGGTTAGGCGTCAATCAACGCCTGAAGTTTTTGAATAATTTGTCTGTGTCGCTCAACCTCTTGGTGGTAGGCCGCTAGGTCGTCTTTAGCGGCGGCAAGGATTTGGTTGTACTGAGTCTGTATTGTCATGGCGGTGGTGAGGGGTGAGGGGTGGCAGGGGCTGCGTGCGCAGCCCCAAAGAGTGGCCTACTTGATGGTAGCGATCGCCCTATCTTTGCGAGCTGAGGTAGGAGCCTTGCGCGCTGCGATGCCAGCGGGCTTGGCTTTAGGCGCTTTCTTGGCCTTGGCGGCTGGGAGCGCCTTGACTGGAGTAAGGGGAGCGATGTTGGCGGTGATCCAGGCTTGGTTCATGGCGGTTCTGGGGGCAACAGTGATTTGAGGGGCGGCGCTCAAGAACAGCACCGGAGCACCATCAACAATCTCGGCATCAATGACCTCATCAATGGCGTTATCGAACTCGTAGACATCGATGGCAGCGGACTGAGCAACCACAATGGCGGTTACTTCAGGCGCTGGCTTGGTGGACTCGTAAAGCGCTCGGACAAAAACACCGAGGTTGTAGGCCATGACGGCGGCTTCGTAGAAGGCAACGCCGATCTTGACTGTGGCGATGAGGGTAGCCTGGGCGTTTTGCTCGGAGCGGAGCTTGTAGTAGGCGATCGCCTCTGGGGTGTGGAGCTGAGCGATCGCGGCTTTGAAGGGGCTGTAGCTAGACATTTGAGTACCTAGGGTTGTGTGGTGAGTAGGTGTGGACTGTGGCGCGGTGTAGTGGTGCGCTCTCATGTATCTAATATACCTACTGACAGCAGGTAATGCAACAGGTAGACTCATGATAGTTAGCTATCGATCAATGCTCTATCTATAAGGTTGATTAATAGATAGACTCCTGAGGGTAGGTTATACTATGGGTTAGTTATTGGGAAATGCCAGTGAAAGTAAGGCTTAAGGAGTTACGAAATGCCAAGGGACTATCTCAAAATGCCTTGGCTCGGCACATGGAAATGTCTTTGGCAAATGTGCAAAAGATTGAGTACCAAAAGGCTAAATCGATACCTTTAGATACTCTTGAGAGATTCTGCGGAATACTTGGATGTGAGGTGGGGGACTTGCTGGTTATTGTTGAAAATCTAGACGAGGCCACCCCATGACTACAGGCCGAAAACCGACGCATCCTTGAACGGGTTTTTGGGCCAGGGGGATGATGGAGATCGCCCCGCACAGGCAAAAGCGCCTAAAACAAAAGCCCCCAGAATTTCTGGGGGCTTTTGTTTTGGTTAACTGTCATCCAAGATGCTGAGATCCTTTATGTAGGTTGCATGGGCCACATAAAAGCTGTAGGTTACTCAATTCAGTCGCCAAGCTTGGACGTTTACTGAGCGGCTCAATGTGGTCTATATGGAAATAGTCAGCACTGGGCAGCACATGACCGCACCCAGGGCATTGCCCCCCGAATGTTTCAAGCTGTTCCTGCTTCCAAGCTTGACCTTCGTGAGAACTTCGCCAGTTGTCGAACTGCTGACGAGCGATCGCCACTGGGTCGTATTTTTGAGTGATGCTCTCGGCTTCAGTGCTTAAAACTGCCAAGGTTGCATCTGTTTTTTGGATTGCGCCCAGTAGGTCGGCGATCGCTTGGGATGAATCCTGGCTCATAGGGCGACTTTGTATTTAGCTTCAATTTCAAGCGCTTCAGCCTTCAGATCGGCGAGGGCTACATCAGTGCCGGCGATCGCCTGGAGAAGTTGAGCGCCTGCTTTCTGGATTTCTGGGTTGTCACTTTGAGTGAAGGGGATTTGGACAACATTGCCAAGGCGCTCCAATAGCTGACTTAAGACTGAGCTGAGGGAGTTACGAGAATTTTGCTTAAGGCGAACTGTGGCAATGCGCTGTCTAATCGCTTCAATGATTTCGGTGAGGGCAAATGTAGCAGAGCGCCCTTCTTTGCCGCATGGGGACAGAGATTTGGCAATGGTTGTGACTTGATATTTTGTCAGGCCATAAGCCTGTAACTGTTTGCGGGTAATAGTTTTCATGATTTTATGCAGCGTCGTAAGTCTTGAGGATATGTTCGATCATTGGGTCTTTCCATCCAAATTTGCTGGCAATGGAATATATGACGCGAATTAGTCCAAGCCACTGGCTACGCTCTTCGCGCACCTCTTCTTGGAATTTACGGATGCTTTCGGCGTGCTCTAGCTCTTTGCGCTGGATGTAAGCAGTCTTTTTGGTCACTTGGCCTTTTTGGGCAGCCTGGAGGTTTTGGCGAGAAGCTAGCTCTGGTCCGGCAAACCGTACCATCGCATTCAAGCAAATAAGTTCATTGACCGGAGCTTTTAGCCCTGCAAACGCTCGTTCTGCGTCCACTGCCTTCCAGCCCATTTGGGTGGCGTATGCGATCGCACTGACTTTGGTCGTGAAGGTTTGCATAGCATCATTTGTGACTCTTGGCCTAGGATGCCCAGCCCATAAACACAACTGAACACATCATTATAAAAAAGCTCTAATTCTGTAAATAACGATGCATTTTTTTGATCAGCTTGATTTAGTAAAAGCTAAAGTTTCAACCGTTGCGATTGCTATCCAGGCAGTCGCCGATGAATATGAAATCCCAGCATTGGCAGACTGCGCAAAGACTCTTTTGATGGCAAAGGATGAGCTGATAGAGCTTAAGGCGCAAGAAGGCGTCTCAGCAACTCCTGTCGATCTGCAGAAGACAACGTCGCAGCAATCACCATAATTTTGTCTATATCCGACAAATTTTGATGTTCCCCTTTTTCATGTACATACTTGGGCAAGCTCTCAAAAATAATCCAGTCTGTGCTAATACCTTTCTCAAATAAAGCTTTCAGGATTTTTAAATTGATTGATGTGGGTTCTTTAGACCCCACAATTGCGCTATACGTACTGGATTTGATTCCAAGATATTGAGCTGCTTTGGCATGAGACAGATTCCCGCAAGCCTCTTCAATTCTTTTTGCTAACCGATCGCTCATGAGACTGCACAAAATTTTGCTTGACATTACACAAAATCTTGTGTAACTTGAATAGAGATGAATATATTTGAGTACACGGCTATTATGCCAAACGACGCGCTTACAAAAGAGACATTGCTATCCATGCATCCCGCGCAAGTGCGATCCAGGCTCCAAATGGATGGGCGTTATTGCAAAAACCTTAGCGATATTGCTCGAAAATTGGGCATTTCCAGCCAGCAAGTCAGCAATGTTGTCAATCATTCTCATCGGGTTTGGGATGCGATCGCCCAAGAATTAGAAGCCGAATCCAACTAACCCAATTTCCAAAACCGCATAGTCCTACGCCTGCTAGTCGGGCAGTTTTACTGTGCAGTTTTTTCAGGATGCCCACCGTCACCCCATGCCCAAGCAGGAGAAAACCGAACATGACCGTAATCAACCGCTCTAACAACATTCAAGAAAGCTCAATGTCGGCAGAATGCCTTGAAGCCATTGAAACTCTTTGCCAATGGATGGATGCGTCCAACATTGACTGGGACAGCCTATGGCCTGACGAAAAAAAACGACTAAGCGCCTAACTTTGGGGGCTGCACATCCTGACCAACGCAGAACTCACGCCGGACAACGTGCGATCGCCGTTTCTTGCATGGCGACGATCGCATCCCTACTCTTTACTCAAAAATTCATGGACATTTCACAAACAGACGCGGCGATCGCCAAAGGTAAAATTTTGGGCTTTTTGCTTATGAGCCGCCAGCCCGTGACGATTAACGTTGCGGCGCTGGCAGATAGGCTACAGCTCACGCCAGCATTAGTCACGAAAGCGCTTCAAGAGCTAGAAGCAGAGACTAGGGCGACGGTGACGATATTAAAGGCGATCGTGTCTTTGTCCGAGGTTGCACCAGAGCCGCCCCCAGAATCCGAAAAAGAGACAACCCCCGCGCAAGGCATTCGGGGGGCAAAGCCATGAAAGCCACCCAGATTCTACGCCGCATGTTTCCGACCGCTGCCGCTATTGCAGAACTCCATGCGATCGCCAAAAACCAACAAGAGCGCCTGGACTACCAAATGGATTGGATTAATCACCTATTGGATTTTCAGGGGCAGTTACTGAAACGAATCCAGCACCTTGAAGACCTCTCCAAGGTTGAACAGGGCTTAGGCCCGAAATGATTTTGCGATCGTGAGGGTGCTTTCCATTTTTCACCGGAGGACAAAGAATGACCATTCAAATTACGACTTCAGCGGCGATCGCACGATATCACCACCTCTCAACTCGAATGAACGACGCCACCACTGAACAGCTTGCCGGAATTATTGCAGATCGCCACCGGCTGTTGGTGGCGATCGCTGTCAAGGCTAATATCCCGCCTAAGCAAGGCTGGCGGCTGCGAACGCTGGCATGGATGGATAGCCAGCTTGAGGGCGTGGGTTTGTCGTGATGAAGGAAAAAATAGGCACTCGCCCAGATGATGGCGCATGGATTCACAGCGAATTAGATGATTTTGGATTAACGGCATCAGAGTTTAGAGTCTACTGCCACATCCTCAGGCGGGCGGGGACAAACGGAAGTTACTGGGAGGGGGCAAAAAAAGCTGCTGCAATATGCAGAATCAATCGCGATACCTATGACAAGGCAATCGCAGCCTTAGGGAAATACAACATGATTGAAGTCCAAAAGCGCACAGGTGAAACATCAATCATCAATCCGATTAGCAAAAAGCTGTGGACAAAGGGTACCGGAAACCAGGGCGAGGGTACCGGAAATCAGGGCGAGGGTACCGGAAATCAGGGCGAGGGTACCGGAAATCAGGGCGAGGGTACCGGAAATCAGGGCGAGGGTATAGCAAAGTCAAGGGCACCGGAAACTAGGGCGACCGGAAAAGAGGGCGACCCCCTACCAGGAAAAGAGGGCGACCGAACCTGCCCAAACGAGGGCGACAAAGTATATCCAATTGAAGGTACTCCAATTGAAGGTACTCCCTCTTTAAAAGAAGAGAGAGAGACGCGCGCGCGCGAAAAAAATTCGGAGCCTGTGGAAAACCCAAGCATGGGAAATCCCATAGATAACGAACCGGACTACGCAACTCAACCGATCGCCATCACCAACGGGTCAACCTCAAAAACCAACAGTTCCGCCGCGCCGCCGCCAGCCGCCAAAGAATTGCCGCCGTGGCGCTTGAGCTGGGAGCCGCAAGACTATGAACCCGATTTCTGCCGTGATGTTCTTCGGCGCATGCAGAAACAGTGGCCTGAACGGACATTGGGAGATGCGATCGCCAAAATCTCAAACGCTGAAGCAGCGAACAAGACCAAGCAAATCGCCTCAGACTATGACGCTTTCCGATTCCCAAAATCACCACCCCCCAATCAACCCGCCTGCATCCCTGTCATCCCCACCATCCCCCAGCCCATGCCGCCAGACCCACTAGACCAGCACCTGGCGCACCTGGGATGGAGCAAAACACGCGCCATTCAGCACATGATCGAGCACCACGGCTGGCCCGATATCCTCACCCAAACAGGCACCCTGCGAAGCGGAAACGTCTTCAACTGGCAAGCAATAGGGGCTAGGGCAGAGCAATTGCACAGCGCGATCGCCGCCCTAATCCCCACAGATCAGGGCGATCTCATCGCCGAATACGAGGCCACCCTGCTTCGTGCAGGCATGAGCAAGAGGGAGGCGATCGCCCACATGGTCGAAATTGGACTCTGGGACAAAGCCTGTAGTCCTGAAGCTTTGACAGACAGCGAGATCAATCAAATCATTGACGCGGTAAGTGTCAGGAGCGCAAAAACTTGAAAATCTCCACATTTAACCACGCTGAACATCGCCTCTGCCTGCTGCAAGCGGAATGGAGAGCCGCAACCCTAGCGTTAGAAACGATCGCCAAAGACATCGCCATCCATCCCGAATGGGGTCTTGAAATTGGCATCAATGGGCCTCAAGCCAAAACATCCACACAGACCCCTGAAAAATCAAATCTAAGCCTAGTCAAAGAGAAATCGCATGAGTTACACCATTAGTCCATCAAAACGAGCAGCAGCGCTCAAAAAATACCAGAGTCTAGAATTTAAAGCTGTGGTTTTGGCAAATCGGCAAATGACCTGCGATCGCCTATTTGCGACAAAAACACCTATGCCCTTCCCAACGCTTGAGATTCAGCAGCGCGAAGGCCTACAAATCATCCGAGAAAACTGCGACGAACTAAACCGAGCTTGGCGCGTAAAGCGGGGCGTGTTCCGCAGCGGCCTTATCTTGGCATCCGTCGCCACCTACGACGATGGGCTGTGGTATCACGTCAGTTTTTCGCTCAAAGATAAAATCCCTAGCTATGAACAAACCCTATTTGTTCGGGGGTCAATATTTCCTGCCTCAGCTAAGGTGATTCAAGTTTTTCCACCCGTGGACGAGCATTACAATTTCCACCCCAACTGCCTGCATTTGTGGAGCTGTTTAGAGGGCGATCGCCTTCCTGATTTCCGCTCAATGGGGATGGTTTGAATTATGCCAATGGAACGCGATCGCTATCCAGACAACTGGAACCAAATGTCACTCAAAATCCGCATCGCCGCCAACCACAAATGCCAAATGTGTGGAAAGGAATGCCGTCGTCCATCCGAAAAGCTTTCAGACTTTGTGCTCAGAATCTACGGCGGACTCAAAGGCGATCGCTGGGAAGAAGCCCGCGACGCAATCGACCACCCTCAAAAATATCGGCTCACCGGTGCCCACCTCGATCAAAATCCAGCCAATAACCATCCTTCAAACCTCAAAGCGCTCTGTATGTGCTGCCACATCAACCACGATCGCGATTTCCTGGCCCACAATGCGATCGCCAAGCGCGAGCGACGCGGACAAACCAAACTACCCATTTAATCCAATGCAAAACCAAGACACTATCTGGACTAATGCTTCACTCACGCCAGACTTAAACCCCTGCGTTATCTGGCAATACCGTTCCTATGATGGCGTTTTTTCCTTGCCCGAAACCAGAGCCAAAGCAATGGGCTTATTGCAGGCTGCGGCGATCGCCCAAGTTGAAGCAAATATCGTAACGGAGCTAGCTAGAGTGATGACTCCTAAAGGCTTTGGACAAAAACAACAGCAGGAAATCCAAACCGTTGGCCTACTAGACCTAGTCAGAAAATCGCGAACTCCATTGATAGAAGGCATAGAACCCCTATATGGACACAAATCCAAACTACCTCTGTTAAACGTCCATTGGTACGGCAAACCAATTCAATTTGAAATGGCAACAGCCAGTTACCACGCCGAAGTTTTGATCAGAACAGCAGAAGCCGCAGAAAGCGACGCATTTCTAAGATTTTTCTTGTCTCAACAATGTGACATGCCTTTAGACAAAACTCAAGTCATGATTGAAGATTTTGCGCAATATCGAAATCAACAAAGCCTTGAACAATTATTCAAAAACTCTATATAAATCAAAAATAATGCTGACATCTAATGAATTAAAACGACTACAAAATTATGGCTTTACGTCTCAAGGCGCTGCCATTGTAGACGCGATCTGGTTTACCACATGCACCGGACATCAAATCGCAATAGCTTTAATCTGCAATCCAATGGGCATTTGGAAGGCATATATTGGCGTTACTTCACAAGCAATGTCCGAAGACGCTGGCCTACTAGAAATCACAGATTCAGGCTCAAAATTACCTTACACAATTGCAAAAGCTGCGTTTCCAGAAAAACCTTTTGACAAGGAAAATTATGATAACTAAGCTTAAACAGCCCTCTTATGGCGCGGTGGCCAAAAGCTGGAAGCAAGGCGAGAAGTTTGTGGTGAGGCGTGTCTATAATGCCGACTACTCAAACGTCCATGAAATCACTGGGGTCGTTTTAGCGGATTGTGAATATCCTGGATCGGCTTGCGTTGAATACTACGACCTTAAGGCCAAAAAGCTGGTCACGGAATTAGTGCCCGTAGCAAACCTATTCCCAATGATGCCCCCAGAAGATGTCCCCGTAATTGATTACGGGGACACGGATTCCTTCCAGGTCGGCGATCGCGTCAAAGTCAAAAACGGGATTGAACTGTTTCTTGGCAGGTTTGGGATAGTAACTGCGGGGGTTACGCCGCTAATGGAGCAGTACGGAATGATTGCAGTGTTGTTGGATGGCGATACTTATCCGTTTGGGATTAAATCCGTGGATTTGGAAGCTGCGCCCTTAGAAAAAGATTACGGGATTGCTGTTGGCGATCGCGTCACCTTCGCCCAAGTCTGGAACGGCGAAATCCACCAATTTGTCGGCATCGTACAAAAACTAAACGAACCCCCGGGCACAGCGCTGGTGCAATACGAAGTGCCCAAGCACCTACAAGATGGCGTTGATCGCCCAAACATCCTTCAGTCGCCCATCGCTCTATTTAGTCTTGCCAATGCCTTGCCCCCAGAACCCGCCTATTCGTTTGGAACAAGCGAGTTTCCAGGCTTGCCCCCAGAATCAGACGACAACAGAATTAGCAGTGAAATCAACCGCCTCAGATCTCAAGGCACAGTCGCCCCCGCTGGCGTGTGGGTTGAGTGCTGCAAAGTCAGTCATTCGGAGTTTCGCCAAGCCTACTGGCGATCGCGAGAACCCTGCTTCACCCCCATCAAAGGCAACAACCCAGAAGCCAAATGCAGAAAGCGCTATATCGGCAAAGAAGGGAGTAATGCCCATAAAGCGGCGATCGCCCAAATCGATCGCCGCAACAAAATCCAGAAGCTCATCAAACAACTGCCCAAAAATCTTAGAGAGTCCATCTAATGGAAAACGCCGAAAGCCTCGCCATAGCAGTCAACCGCCTCACAGATGTTCTGGCTACGCTGCTCACCAAAGAGCAAGCCACCATCCCAAACGAAATCACCCTACAGCAGGCCGCTGAACTTCTAAAAGTGCATCATCAAACCATCCATACCTATCGCCGCTCCTTCTGGGCTTCCGGTGTCCATTATTTCCCCCAGGGCAAAGGCCACCTCTACAACCGAGAATTACTACAAGACTGGCTCAGAAACCGGAATGACGAGGCTCAACATAAGCTGGCGATCGCCGCTTGGATCTGCAAAAACCAACCCAGGAAATCAGGACACTGAGAAAATGGACAAAATATCGGTAGACCGCGCTCAAAATGCCATGCAACAGCGCGTAACACAGCATGATTTAGCGCTCAGGCTAACGGCCCATGCGCTCAACGTGAGGAGCGATCGCCCTGTCTATTCCGAAGATGGCGAATTCTTAGGCCATTGGCAAGATAAGGCATGGATAGAGCGGCTTCGCTCGATTGCAAGGGATCTGGCAGATATTCAGCGCGATTCGTGGGTTCAGGCTGGCGTTGAGTTTATTGGTTTTGGAGAAGAGTAATGGCTCGTGTTTTGGATCCGTGTTGCGGGAGTCGAATGTTCTGGTTCGATCGCCAAAATCCTGACGTTATTTATGGCGACAATCGCATTGAAGAGCAGATTCTTTGTGATGGACGCAGCTTGAGTATTAAGCCTGATGTGATTCTTGATTTTACAAATTTACCCTTTGAGGATGGGAGCTTCAATTTAGTTGTTTTTGATCCTCCACACCTTCACACTGCTGGGCCAAAAAGTTGGATGGCTGCAAAGTACGGGAAACTCTCGCTAGCTTGGCGAGACGATTTGAAAAAAGGATTTTCTGAATGCTTTCGTGTACTGGCCAGTGATGGAACTTTAATTTTTAAATGGAGCGAATCCCAAATTAAGATCCACGAAGTTTTAGCCTTAACTGAAGTAAAACCTCTTTTTGGACATCCAACAGGACGAAAAGGATTGACCCATTGGATAGTGTTTCTAAAACCATTAGTAAATTTATCGGATTCACCTGACTTAATCAATCCAATAAATTCGGCAACCGAGGGCGAGAGCTAACATTGCCCGCATAGAACTTGTAGATGGTCGCTACATCATCCCCCACCAGCTCTGCCACCTCAGCAGGCGATCGCCCCATATCCAACAAATGGCTAATCAGCGTCGAGCGAGTACTGTAGGGCTTGCGATAATCAATCCCAGCAATCGCCAGCACATCCACCCAAGCCCGATTTCTGAAATTATGGTCATCAATGGCAAACCCTTGAGGACTGCAAAACACCAAATCATCCGGCTCCCAATCGAGCGGACGACGCGAAAGCAATAATTCAGCCAGCCGAGACGATAGCGAAATATCCCGCGCTCGATTGGTCTTAGTCGCCTTACGCCGTCCTCGGCTAATCGACTCGCCAATCCAAATGGTCAAACCATCATCTGACACATGCTGCCACCGCAGACCAATCGCCTCACCCGTGCGACAGCCTGTGCCAAATAAAAACTCAACAAAATCACCATACATGCCCCATCTGGGATGCTCCCTAAATGCCCCCAGAATCTTCTTTATCTCATCCTTCGTAAACGGCTTAGGCCGCTGCTTCGGACTTACCTTCACCGGAATATCCATCCAAGGATTAACCTCAATCCACCCTCGCTTAATCGCCCAAATCCAGCAGGCATTCACCAAGCTCAGGTAATCCCGTAAAGTCGTAGCCCCAACCCTCAACAGCATCCAGTCCTTAAACTGTTCTGCGTCGCGCTCCCTCACCAAGGCGATCGTCCTCTGCCCGAAAAACTCCCCCAAGTGCCCGCGCAGCGCCCGATACTTCTGAAGCGTTCGCACATCAACACGCTTGGCCTTGTAATCAATGAATTTTTCAAATAGTTGAACCACCTGCTCATCACTCGACCGCTGACCTACGGCCTTGTATTTATTTAACGTCGGGTCAAAGTTCGCCGTCGCAATGTCACCCTCAATCTGACGCGCCTTGATATCCGCTGCCAGCCGATTAATCTTTGTATCCGCCAAGCCCAAGCTCAAAAAATAGCGCTTGCCGCCATGGCTCCAGACTAAGCGAAGGCGATCGCGCAAAACCTGAACCGTCACCCCGCCCTTAGGCGTTCTGCCCCCAGAACTGCGATCATCCACGATCGCAGTTGGATCTCAGCACCAACAGTGGAATCATGTTTTCAGACTTCTATAGACGAGCGTTTTGTGACGTGTACTCTAAACACAACACTAAACCAAAACGTCAAAACCCGCTATAGTAGCGGGTTTCAGGCAATGGACACATCCCGACTCGAACGGGAGACCCCCACGATGTCAAGGTTGCTGTCACATGCTCAGAAGTCTATGATTAAAAGGTTTTGAGTGCAGTTCAAAAACTGTGATCGCAAAAAGATCTCAATTTTAAGGCTAGTATTATTGTGATTTAGCTCATGAAGGCGAGAGGAAAATGCGGCTTCAAGACCTCAATGATACAGTTCCTTTTATTGTTTTAGGTAATGATGTTGAGCTTTGCACCGAAGTTCAGCAAGCTCTAAGCAATGAAGCGCTTTTAAAAAGCGCTATAGATGGAACCTACGGGCCAAATACTGAAAACGGGCTGGTCAGGTTCAAGCGAAATCATAAGCTTTCTGGGGGCAACTACTTAGGCCCAACGACAGCAAAGTACTTAATGCGTGCGATCTCGTCTGGGGTACCTCATTTGGTTACAGCGGCACAGTCCAGCGCCGTCTACGGCTGCCAACTTTATCCTGCTGAATTAGCCGATCTTAATAATGCTCTTGCAAAATTTGAAATTAATCAGCCCGAAGATATCCGGCAATTTTTAGCCCAAACAGCCCACGAAAGCGGTGGGCTACGGTGGCTCAAAGAGCTGGCGGATGGCTGGGCCTACGAGGGCCGCATGGACTTGGGGAACACCCAGCCAGGAGATGGGCCACGATATAAAGGGGCTGGCGTGATTCAGCTCACGGGCCGCTCAAATTATCAAAGTTTTTGCAACTACATGGGCGATGCTCGAATCATGGAGGGGTGCGATTATGTCGCGGCAACCTATCCGTTTTCGAGTGCTGGGTTTTGGTGGAAAAATAACGGCATGTCGCAGCTCATTGCCAACGGGGCCGATATTTATGCCGTTACCCGTCGCGTCAATGGCGGGCTTAATGGCATAGACGATCGCATTGCCTATTATCAAAAAGCACAAATGGCGATCGCATGAATTCACAAACCTCTGCCGCCGCCCCCATTGGAAAAGTGGCCTATCCTGCTGCATTCTCTGCCGTCGTCTCAATCTGCGTTTTTGCCGCCAAACAGCGCGGGGTGGAAGTGCCCGCTGACGTGGCGATCGCCATTACTACGCTGGGCAACTTTTTGATTGGGTACTTTGTCCCCTTGCAATCAAGAGAGGTGAGCTGATGCTGTGGTTTTTTGGGATTGCTTGGGTTGGCGGAGCGATCGCCACCTACCGAGAGCTGCGATCAGCCCAAGTTAAATCAATTGGGGTGAAAGGCTGGGCCATTGACCTAATGCTGGCGTTGACCTGGCCTATCCGTCTTGTGATTACCTTGGCAGCGGGGGATTAGAAATGAGGTGGCTACTTGCGACTGCAATTGCCTTAGCGTTGCTGGAGCCTGGGAGGGCGATCGCCCAAACCTACGAAATCCTTAATGGCGGGGGCGTACTGATTCGCAATGGGAAGCAGTACAAAGCAGAGCGCGGCGTAAAGATCGTTGAAAATGATTATCTAAAAGTGCCAAATCGAGTCCAGTTCCTGGGGGCATACGGTTCGTTTCTTGGCACACAAACCAAAGGGCAGCTACATTTTGCACTACTCAGGTATGGCAACAAAGGGGCTGTCATCAATTTAATGGTCTTCACAGGTCAACTCAATCTGATTGTTTCGCACAGGACAAATCCAGCCTCTAGACTGCGCATCCAGTCCTATAAAACCGGAGAAGTCTTTACATTTTGGGGCACCAAGGCCAACGTGCTTGACGTGGGGGAATGCTCTGCCATCGCCGTCACATCCGGCACCGTCGAAACCAGCAATGTAGGCCAAAGCGTTTGGGTAAATGGTGGCTACGGCAATATCGGCTGCAAAGATGCACCCCCAGAGCAGCCATTCAAGCTCAATTATTCCCTAGATTTAAAGCAAGTCAAAATCGAAAAAACCGCAGTAGGGCTAGTCATTCGCGCAAAAATAAACCCCCTCCACAGATTAATCGTGGAGGGGGTAAGTTTTGTACCGGAGAACAATGGGGAAGTAAGCGCACGTGCAAGCCAAAAGACAGAAGGCAATAGCCTTAAACTCTCAATCACTGATTCCGACGATACCACAAGAACCTTTTACTATCCCCTCATCCCTCGCAACTAAAACCATGTCCGCGCTTAACACAAATCGGCCCATGCAAATCATCATACTCAGGCCGCTTCATGCCTTTGTATAAATCTGGCGTTGATTCCGGCATCATGACGGGCTTTTTGCGTTCGAGATTGGGATCGAATTTAATAGCGATCGCCGTGATAGAGAGCGATATCGCAATGGAAAACAACACAATGGGCAACTGCCAATAAGCGCGAGGAGATTTGCTCAACCCCTCCATCGTTTCGGTGAGCAGATTCGTCGACGAATCAATAATTTGTTTCTCTTTGGTGTCAGTTTCCATTTTTTTAGGATACCCAGCGCCACGAATTGTTAAAATCGTGCCATCAATTTGACGCATGACATGACTGACGCAATTATTGACAGAGTTACTGTAAACCAAGCAGCCCAAGAGCTTGAGATATCACTCAGAACCTTGTACCGACGCTGCAAAGAGTATGATATTTTACCCAGCCGAGACGGCAAAGAATCATACCTCAGTGCAGATGAACTTCAAATACTGACTTCGCATCAAACGCGACGCGGTGAACTCAGTGTTTTGGGAGAAGCCAAACATCGTGAAGGGCTAGCACTACAGCAAAAGCAAGTTGATGCCATTGAGCTGGTGCAAGCGATCGCCCAACTCTTGCCCCAATTTCAGAAAGATATCTTTGAGCCACAGCGTCAACTCGGCATTGCGGCTGCACATCGTTGGCTGCTTAGTACAGCACAGTTGTCTGAGCTATTGAATCTTTCGCCTAAAACAATTAGGCGTGGGTGCGATCGCTTTGGGTTTAAATTTGAGCGGGTAGGGAGACATTGGCGGGTATTAAGCGCCCCAAAAAACTAAACATCCGACAAAGCCATCGTCAAGTGAACGAGTCCAGTAGTAGTAGTGGAACACAGCTCAATAAAGCTAAGACACGCGCCATCTAAAAACTTAGGCATGCCAAGGTCTAGCCAATTCAACTGGAAATATTGACCGCTAACAGAAGCCAGCGGCACCCCCAAAACTGCGCCAAAATTACCCGCCGTACCCGTAGTAGCAGGCAACGAAACAGATTGAATAGAACGCATGCCTTTATCTGCACCAATTAAAGGAATAGGCAACACTTGACCATTGGCTGGACTGTTTGGAATAGCCACCGTGGTAGAACGCCCACTGATGCCAAGCTCATTAGTATACAAAACCGTTGCAACTTGACCCGTAGCACCTGTGCCAGTCCAAAACTTTAAGTATCCCATCACGCCATCACCAGAAGTATAGCGAGGTAGCGCGATCGCGCCCAATGCCTGCACCCCCACTGTGGTGCCATTTAAGCCACCCCAACCCACTAATCTATCGATCAAAATTAAGTTGCAAATATTTTGAGAAAAGCCTGACAAAGCCTCCAAAAAGCATTCCTTATTCACAACGTTATTCCCCACTGGAATCGCGCCCGCACTAGCGTTGTTGTAAGCCAACCCTGCAATGGTCGGAGTCACCCCAGCAGACGGTATACCCGCAATATCAAACAAATCCGAGTAAGTCGCAACGGCTTTAGCCGCAACACTGGGCTTCATAAATTGATAGGGTTGCGCTCTAAGTCCCGCAGTCAGTTGGTCGTAGGTTTGCGGCTGGGTCATATACCATCAGATTGAGACAATTACACCTGATAGTACTATGCCACTCTCCCATCCCAACCCAATTCGCACCTCACTCGCTAACGTCATCAAAACTGCAATTGACGCAGGTTCTGGTAACGGCGTTTTAGAACTTAAAAATTCTGGGGGCGCAACACTCGCCACCATCGTTTTAAACAAACCCTGCGGCACCGTTACCAACGGGGTTTTAACCTATAGCGTGTCCCCACTCCCCCGCGATCCCCTCGGCGATGCCAACGGCACCGCAGCCCTATTTTCAATCAAAGATTCAGCAGGAACAGAAGTCTATTCAGGTACCGTAACCGCAACAGGCGGCGGTGGCGATGTCGAAATGATTTCCACCAGCGTAATTGCCAACCTTCCCGTGGAAATCACCGATATGTCCTACGGAGCCTCGGCATAATGCAGACGGCCCGCTCTGTTTTTGTAAGTAGCCCTAGGGTCAAACGCCTTAAAACGCCTCAGTTTTTTAATAAAAACCAAGGGGCGTTATCACTTGCATACTGGCTACCCTTTGAGCAAACTGCAATCAAACTCTCCGGAACTCATGCCGCCCAAAGAGCAACCGGAGCGGGCCAGCTCGTCAACATCAAAGCCGTCAGGGGTACTGCAACCGCGCAAACCGCAACCAGTACGGGACAACTCAGTATCACTCGAAAAGTTAGAAGCGAAAGTCAAGCCCAAAGGGCAACAGCGATCGCGCATCTTCTCACCATCCGGCAAACCAGAAGTTCTGCAACCGCACAGACCGCAACCAGCACAGGGCACTTCACAACAACAACACAGCAGTATGGAGCAGCAACCGCACAGACCGCAACCAGCACAGGGCAAATAAAACCTGTCGCACAAGCCCAAGGGGCACACAGCGCCAAGCGAGCAACAGGGTCTGGGGCACTCTCCATCGTCAATCAGGGCAGTGCCCATCACAGCGCTCAACGCGCCATCAGTGCCGGAGCTGTAGACCAGCCATTGCTACTGCGTTCGAGCGCGATCGCGCCAACCGCCACCAGCGCAGGCGCGCTTTCCCCTACCAAACAAATTCATGGGGGTAGCAATGCAAGCCGCAGCATTTCAAGCGGAAGCCTTAGGCAAGGTAACGGCATTTATGGTAGTCATCAGGCACGGCCAGCAATCAGTGCCGGCAGCGTACAGACCCGCCGATTAGCCTCAGGAAATCATCAGGCACGAGTCGCACTCGGATCAGGAGAGATCGCCACTGTCAATAAAATCTCAAGTGCTCACCAAGCACCCACCGCTTCCGGGATGGGCCAAGCGACCCAGGAAACAATAGCGAGAGGCAGCCATCAAGCAACCGCCAGCACAGGTACCGGAACACTTCAGACACGCCGAATTGTTTCAGGGAATCATCAAGCGACCACCAGTACCAGCACCGGAACGCTTCAAACACGCCGGATTGTTTCAGGAAATCATCAAGCTGCGATCGCCACAGGCCATGCAGTCTCAAGTCTCATTATTCAAGCCCAAGGAAATCATCAGGCAGGCCCAGCCACCAGCGCCGGAACCCTGCGAAGCACTAGCCTAAGCATTCTGGGCAATCATCAGGCAGCCAGAGCCAAGAGCACCGGATCGTTAATTTCGCCCATCACCCTTCTGGGGGCAACTAAAGCAAAAACCGCAACCAGTACAGGTCGCATCAAACCCAGCGGAACCTTTGCAGGCGGAAATGGCACGGCAAAAACCGCAAGCCATGCCGGAAAAATTTACCAAGTATTGGTAGCCAGTGGAAGCGCAATCGCCGACAGAGCAACAGTACAGACTAAGGTCTTACTCATCACGCAGCTCAACTCAAGCGCTATCGCCCTCACTGCCCAATCTGTCGGCACAATCTCAAGCAAGAACGTAGCAACAGGAAGTGCTTATGCTGCGATCGCCACCAGCTCAGGCCATATCACCGCCCCACTCTTGATCGATCATCCAGAAGTGTTGGTGCTCGATTGTTTTCGGGCTAAATTTAACTTAAGTCGCCGATCGGCCATTTTTGAGCCAGTGAAGCGAACCTCCAAATTTACTGGGTGCCGATGCCGTGCTTCAACTGTATAAAGGCAAAATCAACGAGCTAACCTTTGAGATGAGTCCAGACGACTACATCCAAGGCAGCACATTTGTTTTTACGGGCAAGCGATCGCGCAGAGATGAGGACTCCGCTGCCGTAATCAAGGCCAGCACGGCCCTCGGCATCCTTTACGAGCCGACGACGGGCAAAGGGTTGATTACCCTGACCCCAAGCGATACGGCCAGGGAGGGCGCGATAGAATGCGATCTGCAAATGATTGCGCCCAGCGGAGCGGCATACCCGATTGAGGGAGCGCCCCGGCTTGAGATTGTGCAGTCGATCAATCGGGGGGGCGCATGACTCAGGTTTCTATCAAGATTGACGATGCAGCGGTGCAGGCGGTGTTTGCTAGGGCAATCGCACGGCTGGGCGATCTGACCCCAGCGATGGCGGATATTGGGGAATATCTTCAGAGGCGCGTGGATGATGGGTTTAGATACGAAAAAGACGCATACGGGCAGCCTTGGGCCAAGCTGGCCAGCTCTACGCTACGTCAGAAAGTTAGGCAAAAGCGCATCCTCAAAATCCTCCAGTCGCGGGGGACGATGCGCGGGACTTTGACGTATCAAGCCAGTCGCGATCGCGTTCGGGTTGGCTTCAACGTGTTCTATGCCGATTTCCATCAGCGTGGGACAAAGCGCATGGTGAAGCGTCAGCTTTTGCCGGATGCGGCGCGGGGGCTTCCGGCGCAGGATGCCGCGATGATTGTGGCAATCGTTCAGAACTATTTGGAAAGCTGAGCGGCAAATTCTGGGGGCAAGCGTTTGATGGCTTCGGCAACAAGGCGATCGCGTTCCTTCGGCAGGTCGCTAAATCCCTGGTCAAACCCTTTCTCTGCGATAGTGTCCAGTGCTGGCGGCTCGGATACAGTTAAACCTAGGCGCTCTAGGTCGCGTTCTGAAAGGGCATGAGCCGTGCAACGACAGCCCCACGGACTCGGAAAGATGGCTTTCCATACATCTGCGTCTGCGGGGTAGACTTTGCCGTCTTGGGCTAAGTGGTGGGGGCGTGGGACGCGGCTGTCACGGTGTCGCCATTCCCAACAAGGTCTGGCCTTGGCTATGGCAGGCGATCGCATTTGTTCCCAGCGACCCCGTGCATGAGCATTTTTGAGATTTTGCTGCAATATCAGCTCAGTCCGGTAGCCTTTGTTCGCAGGGTTCCAGCCAGATTTATCGATCAGGGTACTGAAATCGCGTTTAAACCCCTCAATCGTGATGCCCGTCTCAAGCTGCCTTACAATCAGTGCCTGGATGTCTGCCAGCAATGAAGCCTGAGTGATTTGGGCAACCGAGAAAACCACGTCTTGGAGCTGTCCTTCGTAGGTTTTCCATGAGGTAGACGGCAGCGGGATTTTGCTTTTGAGGGCGGCGATCGCTTTGTCGAACGGTAAACGTAGCGTGGCTTCATCCATTAGTATTTAACACTTCCGCGTTTCAAAAGTTTCTGAAACGTTTTCTCAATTTCTAGCCGTGCGGTCAAATCGACTGCTGCGCAAATAGTGATTAATTGTCCATCGGGAAGCTCTAAATTTGCAATAAAAGATCCACCTTTTTCAAGACTCTCTTCAAGAATAGACTTTATTTCGCTTTTTAGATGTTTTTCGATGGGGGTTATGCTGCCTTCACGCCTACAGGCCACTTGGTAAACCCCTCGGACTCCGAGTAGGTGATATTAAAATCGACCCCCTCCGCACTATAAACCGCCTGCCAGCCGCCGCCATCCAGCGGGGCTAGGTCGCGTAGGTTTTCAGCGGTGTCCTCAAAGGTTTGGCGGATCGTGGCGAGGGCGATCGCCTGCAATTGTTCAGGGGTTGGGCTATCAGGAAGGGTTAGCATTTGTCGTCAAACTCTCTTTTCTAAGTAGCGCAATTTCTTCGCCCAAAGCATTCAGCTTCAAGGCGTGAATGCCTGGAGTCTTTAAATCTTCCTTAGATAATCGCTCAAATTCTTTTTCTAGAGTCTGTAATTCAGAAGATGTGTTCATGGGTCGTATTTAGGATGTTTTGTACCTTGGACTCTAACGGCTCCACGGTTTAGTAAAACCATGTAATTGTCATCGTAGGCTGTTCCCTTTAGTGAAATCGCGTCCCATCCAGACAGAACGCCAAAGCGACCGGAGGGCGGTCCGTTATCTCCAAATATAACTGCCTTGGCTCTACGATATTTGTCATTAAAGTCTTGCAAGTCTTGCCCTGACATGGTTTGGCGTTTATTTTTGACGTGTTGAGACAATGCCCGCTCAAAACTATCGGTATCTGCCTCAGCTTTTTGCGATGAAACGATTGTGGAGCCTTGCTTTATTGTCATTCGGATTAAGCCAGATCCATAATCAGATGCTGAGATAGAAGCATTAGTCCTGTCGCGATCTGAGCTGGATTGAGCGGCTGCAACATAAGTGCCGTGCCCATAAATTCCATGCCCCGCGAAATAATCGCCTGTCTTGAAATTATCAAAATGTTTTTTGAATCTTGCCTGGGTAGAGCCGACTGCCCTATAGGCGGCGATTTCTCCATTAGCTAAGTGACCATCAATATCTTTCCTTTTAAGCACTTCGGGTTTTGCATCGTACCCCAGCTCTGTATATAAATGCTTCAAAATGTGATCTTCGCTGGTGCTATTTCCCTGCCGAATCCCTGGATAAAAATCATTAGAACCAACCGCAACGTCGGACTGTACTTTTTGATAGATTTGATTGCTTAAATCAAGGGCTGAATCAAAGTCTTGAGCTGCGATCGCATCTCTTAATTGCGCAGAGGCCGTCTTGAGTGACGCAGCCTGCACTTTCTGCCCCGTATAGGTTGCAGCCGTCTTAACCGCGCCTGTAGGCTTGAATTTGCATTTTTTGCTGAGCGGAACACAGGATCCGCGTCCGTTCGGCGTTTGACAGAAGTGAGATTTTGCCGCGTTACAGTTTGGCTTTTTCCCGCTGCTAGCTGCAAACTCTATTGTGCCCGTTGCGATCGCCGCTTCTAACATCTCCGCAAACGCCACGTCCGCATCATCCTGCAACACCTCATCCCGCCCAGCCAAATCACTCAGCAGCATTGCCTGACCCATCGCCTCAGCGAACGCCGCGCCATCCAGTTCAGGGTACAGATCGACCAACCCATCTCGAATCTCTTCAAGGCTCTGTGCCTGCTCCACAAAATTGGTAATGGTGTTAAGCCAAGGTGCGATCGCCCCTTGCACCAAAGGCCGTGCCTTGTCCGCAATCAGTTCGGCGGCATCCTTCGGATCTGCCTCAGCAAACTGAGGTGCTGCATTAGGGTTGGGCGACTGTCCTGCCCCTCCATCTTGCCCCCCGAATAATTGATCTAATGGGTTAGCCTGCGGCGTTGCTGGCTCCGGCGCATCCGGCACCATCTTCCCCGCTGCCACCTCGTCGATTCCGAACACCGACACCAGAACGGCGATCGCATTTTGTTTCGGCAACTGTCCCGTCGCAGCCTGCGTCAGCAGCCCCGTGAGCGCCTGCACCCCGCCCATGCCTAGAGATGAGATGAGCGCGGGTTTTTCAGTTTCCCCGCCTGCTTGGTCATATCCCTCACCATAGGTTGAGGTCACGGTTTCGGCGTTGATTCGATAGCCTAGGTCGAATAGGGTTTTATCCCGATTGACTCGACCGTTCAGGTCTTCCTGCTCATCAAAAACGCGCCAAATTTTAGGGGGGATAGCCCCAGGCAGATTGTAGTCAGTAATCCAGGTGGCGAGGCGGTTGAACGAGTAGGATAGCGAGTCGGCGATCGCCTTACTAATTTCCAACCTCACTTCATTGCCCACCTGGTCACGGGCGCGACTGCCCCCAGAACCCGTCTGGTCGGTGGTGCCCGTTTCGCCCAAAACAGCGCGGGATATCTGCGCGTCCATGAACGCGCATAGCGATTGATAGGTGTCTATCGTGCCGCTGGATGCCGCTTCTAAATACTCAATCAGCATTCCCTCAGGGATAGCTATCTCTGTTTCGTTGGCGAATGCTGCCAACGCCGCCCTAAGTTCCGCGACCTGCTGAGGGGTTGCCCCGCGTGGATACCTCCCTGTAGGCTTGGGCGCTGCAAACCGCTCGACAAACTTCAGCCAAAACCGGATGCCGTTTTTCTTAAAAAAGTTTGGCCAAAATAACACGCGGCCCATTGCCCGACCGTAGGGATTTCCGTCTAGCCCCCCGTGCGACCATGTCAGGATTTTTTTAAGCGGAACCTCTGCCCCACTCCATGAATTTTCTTTGGTCAAATGGCGCAACACATAGCCGTAGTTGCCCTTGGCAAATGCAAACTGGCGAGGGTCGCGCGATCGCACTTCAATTGCGATCGTCTGATTCCCCTCGGTAGCCCACATCACTTCGCCAAAATGCCGCCCATTGAGCACACCACCCATCACAAAGGCCGTCGTCAAAGCGTCGAAGCCCTGCACCGAGGTATGGTTTTCTTCGCTAGGGTTGAGGTCTTTGGTATTTAGATTGAGCAATTGCTCTCGAACAATATCCGCCGCTTTTTTCTCAAGGCGTTTGTCTGAGCCAGATGTCACCGTCCATTCGCGAGACGCGATCGCCCCAGCCAACTTCCGCATCACGGCGTAAATGTGGGCATCATCAAGCAATTTATCGTAGAGCTTCAGCCCTTGACCGTTGCCACGGGTAAGCAGCAGCTCGTCTAGATCATAGAGCAGTTGATTTGGCCCTAGCGCCCCTTCGTAGGATAGGTAAGAATTTTCTAGGGCTGTAACTTCGGCTTTGGTTAGTTTGCCGTTGAGGGGCATGGCGATCGCCTATCGTAAAAAATCTTCTATGGTGTCTGCAACTCGTTTCTTGCCGGAGCTGCTGAATTCAATAATAGGGGTATGCCCAAATCCTAGGCAAACTGCATCTCCCGCGTTTGGCGATCGCCCCAGCCTTTTCCTGGTTTTCGCCTTATCCTCAATCCGCACCTTCCCCGCCGAAGTTTCTTCGTACCAGGTGCCCGAAAGATCTTCCATTACCATATCTTCGTACTGGCCCAAGGGCGCGATCGCCACATCCTCAGTCCTAAACGCTTCACGCAACGCCCAAAAAGATTCGGCCTTTTCGTTTAAAAACTCATCCGGCGCATCTGCACCATGCCCCCAATTTACGCCAAAGGCTTGCAGTTCTTGCTCTAGCAGCATCGTCAATGTCCCTGCACCAACCCCAACCTGATCGACCGCACACCATCCAGGATTTTTAACCAATGCTTTTCGTCCTAAGGTTGCGGCTCTGGCCGTGTCGAGCCGATCGCCCCTAGTTGGTTCGCATTCCACCGCATACAGCACAGGCCCACGCCAGGACGCGATCGCATTGTCATCGCCGCCGTCGCCTACGTCCAATCCATGTCGCCAGGGTTGCTTAGCTGCGATTGCATCCCAATGCTCAGGGTCAGCGTCATATCGTGCCCGTGCTGCCAGAAACCACGACTGCGGAACAATTGATGCGCCCGAATCGGTTGGAAACAGCCCCTCAACCCGCGACAGCCAGAAAACCGAATTCTCGCCCTTGAGCCGCGCTTTCTCAATCCATCCAATTGATACAGCCCCTGGTATCACATCGCGAGAGAATTCGGGGGGCCATTCCGTTTGAGGCTTGACCGTTCCGGTTTCGTCGCAGATATCCACTTTGATTTCAGGTTTTAGGCGATGGATGCCGTCTTCATCCAGTTGATAAGCCCAAGCAACGTTGGGGTGATTCCAGACTGGGATACGGATGTGCGATCGCTTGCAGGCTTTCTCAAAAGGAGTCTGCGGATCGATAGGATTGCCAATTCGCAAGCCCCGATTACTTGACCCCGTAAGGCACGACTCAAACCCATCATCAATCTCTTGAGTGATTCCGCAGGCTTCATCCTGAATCAGCAGCATTTTTTCAGCGTGTTTGCCCTGAAAACTATTGCTGTCGTAGTTTCGGGCGGTGAAACCGTAGGCACGGGCTGTTTCCGATAGCTTGAGCTGAAGAATGTCGCACTTCCCGCCTAACTCCGCTTTGTGGCGTTGATAGAGTTTCCGAATTTCCGACCATAGGATCTGCTTGACCTGACTTTCGGTTGGGGCCGTGGTGATTGCTAAGCCACCAACCGCAAACACCCACCACAGGACAATGCAGGCCGACTCAAAACTTTTTCCAACTCCGTGAGCCGCCTGCACGTTGGTTTCTGCATTGTCGCGAACGGATTCGGCGATCGCCACCTGTTCGTCTGTGAATAGCTCAATTTTCAGAACATCTCGAAAAAAACCAACGGGGTTATCGGCATACTGCGAAAAATCTGCGCCTTTGGGGGCTGGCGGCGGCATCCACTTGTCCAGCGATCGCAACTTCCGCTCAACCCGTGCCAGTGCGTTAGCCTTCACCATTCTTTAGCCGATCCGCAATAATTTTCCGAGTGATTTCAATGTCGGCCAGCGTGCCAATTGCATTGGTCAGTGAATCAATATTGTCAGCGGTCAGCGTCCCTCCATGATGCCGATTATCTACAAATGCGGCCCTCAAAAAGGCCATTCCTTCAGCCAGTACCCCTGGGATTTCACCCGCCCAATCTGCATCCTGCTTTTCTTGCAGCTTTCTAACCATTGATCGCAATTTGTCGTCAGTTTCAAGGCGTAGCCGATATCGCTGGATTGTGCGAATTGTCGTTTTCCACTTTTCGGCAGCAGGGCGATCGCCCATTAAAACAGCATCGCACAGAATTTTTGCAGCTCGGTCATAGTTAATAGTTTTAGGCTTCTTGGGCGCGGCCACTCTTGACCCCTACAGCGGCTTAATGCCCGTATCTAGATCTGCTCGTTCGCAGTTTTCCCGCATTATCTCTAAGGGAACCGAGAGATCCCAATGAGTGCCAACCAGATAGACATTATTGCCCGAAATCTTATCAACCCGCACCCGCTTAAACTCTGGAGTCCCAGGCTTCCATAACAGGCGATCGCCTATTTTGATTTCACCGTGCAGCATTTTTAACTTTTCCCCTTATTTCTGGTTCGGTACTCCATTGTTTCAACATCAAAGGCGATCCACTTCTTTTCCTCATGCTCGGTTCTAGTGGATCTGACGCGGCGTTGATTGTTTGGGGTGCAAGAGCAAGTTATTTTGATAATTTCAAAACTTACGCTGGCTGCCACTAGCTCACCACAAGGAGCGATCGGTTCTGGCGCAGCCAAATACTCTTGGTACCAGCCTTTGCCCATGCATTTGTTACATTCACTTTGTAAAACCATCTAAATCGACTCCCGTAATTTGCGCGATCGCCCTCAACCGTTCCTCGCTCACCCGCATTTTGTCTGTCTCCATTCGAGAGACTATTGCGCGATCGCAGTAGAGTAATTCCGCCAGCTCCTTTTGAGTGAGCTGAGCGCGAATCCGAGCCACCTTTATGTCAATCCCTGTAGTCACGCGGTGTGAGTTTTTTCTCAATATACTTTATTCCAGCCTTAGAAACAGCCAAACTGCAAGCTATGAACCTATTGCATATCTTTAAAGTCAACAAAAGAGCAGAGGAATGCGGCGTCAGCTTTGCTGATGTGCAAGAAGCCGTCGCTAATTACGATCCGGCGCTGCACGAGGCGGCGATCGTAATTGGGCATCCCAAGCTTGACGATCCAGCCTACGGTTGGGTTGAGTCGTTGTCGTTGTCAGGCACAACCGTGCTGGCTAGCCCTAAGCAGGTTGTTGCGGAGTTCGCCGAATGGGTTAGTCAGGGGCTGTACAAAAAGATTTCTGCGAGCTGGTATGGCAAAACCAACCCTGACAACCCCACCCCTGGGAAGCTGTATCTAAAACACGTTGGGTATCTGGGGGCAACACCGCCCAAAATCAAGGGCTTGCCGGATTCCTCCTTTGCTGAAAGCGAAGGCGAGGTGCTGACGCTTGAATTTTCTGAGCTTGACTTTGGCAATTGGGGCGATAACCTCAACGTCCAGCTCTGGCGCAGCCTGCGCGATTGGCTAGTCGATACCGCAGGCTCTGAGGTGGCAGAGCGGGTCTTGCCGACTCAAAGAATTGACTGGCTTCTAGAGGCAGCAATGGAGCCACCCCCAATGCCCGCAATGCCCGACAACTCGTACAACTACAGCGAAAAACCTATGGCCTTAACCGAGAAAGAACTAGAAGCCCGCGAACAGGCGATCGCCCTTCGCGAACGCGCCACCGTCCTTAAAGAGCAAGAGCTACAGTTTTCTGAGGCCATTGATGGTGCCATTAAAGAGGGGCGTGTCTTGGCAGCCGAGAAACCCGCACACCTGAAGCGGCTCAAGATGCTGGCGGCTATCCCTGCCGATAGCGTTGTCGATTTTGCGGAGGGCAAGGCCGACTACAGCCCCACGGCTGAATATATTGCCGAGCTAAAGACCCGCCCTGTAGTGGTGAATTTTAGCGAGATTTCGGGGGGCGAGGTGCCAGAAGTGACGAATGACCCCAAAGCTTCCGCAAAGGCGATTGAAAAGCGAGTTGCGGAAGCCAAGAGCGAAGGGCGATACCTTTCGTTTGCGGAAGCCGACGCTGAAATCCGAGCTGAACAAAATGGAGCGAAAAAATAATGGCAGTTGGGCCGTACTACAACACTGAGGGCCGTGACGCGGTCAACTACACCGCTCAAGGGGCCATTGGCAAACATCTGCTCGTCAAATTTGGCGCGGCAGACAAAGCCGTCACCCTCGCCACCGCAGCCACCGATAAAATCATTGGCTGCACCTCCGATATTGACGTACTCGACACCGAACCCTGTGACGTGTTTCGCCACAAAATTGCGCGGGTGATTTATGGCGCTGCCGTGACCAAGGGCGATCGCCTAACCGCTAACGCCGCAGGCCGCGCAATCCCCACAGTGACGCAAGGTGATTCTTATATCGGGATTGCCGAAATCACGGGCATTGCAGGCGATATCGGCGCGGTGGCAATCTTCCCCGGCGTGATGTAAGGGCTTATTAGAGGAGTAACTTAAAAACTATGGCTAGAAGCCCTTTCCAGATTCAGCCTGATTTAACCGGAATTGCGATCGCCTACAAAAACCAGGAATACATTGCGGACATGATCGCCCCGCGTGAGACGGTTAATGCCGAGCTATTCGAGTGGGATGAACTTAACATTGATTCAATGTATGAGTTCCAGGACGACCAAGTAGGGCGGCTGAGCGCCCCCAATCAGGTTACTTTTGCGTCAACTCGTAAACCAGGTTCTACCGTAGACCACGGCCTTGATAGTCCTGTCCCTCAGAAAGACATGGATAATTATCAAGGCGTGGGGGCTAGTCCGCTGGCGATCGCCACCGAGGGTGTGACCGAGCTAGTCATGCTCAATCGCGAAAAACGGGTGGCGGATATTGTGCAGACGGCTGCAAACTACAAGGCTGGGAACACAATTCCACTTTCTGGCACCTCTCAATTTAGCGACTACTCCAATAGCAATCCGGTAGACGCAATTCTGACCGCCCTTGATATTCCGCTTGTTCGTCCTCGCGTGATGGTGCTCAGTAATTACGGCTGGCGGGTGCTTCGCCAACATCCCAAGGTTGTTGAATCAGTCAAGGGAACTGGTGCAGGCTCTGATGCTCGTGGCGTGGTAGCACGCCAGCAAGTGGCAGATTTGCTTGAGCTGGATGCGGTCTATGTGGGCACCGCACGGGGTAAGGCGACACCGCGTAATGTAGATGCAGCCGTTAGCACTCCCGCTCGAATTTGGGGCAAGCACCTAGCGCTGTTGGGCGTAGACCCGATGGCGAAGTTGCTTAACATGAACAGACCTACATTTCTCATGACTGCCCAGTTTGGCAATCGCGTCGCGGGAATTATTCAAGACCCTGACATGGGGCTAGATGGGGGCGTTCGCGTTCGTGCAGGGGAAAAAGTCAGAGAAGTCATAATGACAAAGGAGTGCTCCTACTTCTTTGAAAATGCCTTCGCTTGAACCCCCTTTGTAAACTTAGTCCGAGGCTTCTTTATGGCAGCACCTAAACCACCGATTGAACCAACCCCACCGATTGAACCAACCCCACCGATTGAACCAACCCCACCGATTGAACCAACCCCACCGATTGAACCAACCCTACCAGTTGAACCAACCCCACCGATTGCCGCCAAAGAAACTATCACCGTCACCGTGCTAGAGAAAATCTTTCACAGTGGCGAACTGTACGCGGTTGGCAGCGAAATCACTGACACGCCAGCGATGCTAAAATCTGCCCTTGAAACTGAAAGGGTGGAGATCAAGAAATAATGCCCTACTGCGTGATCGCCGACTTCATAGC